AAAAGAGACACTGTATGGCATAGGTGAGAATATTAGCAGAGCAGGAAGTTTCCTAATTAACAACAGATATGGAGGACGATTTAGATAATGGATAAGTCAAAGATTTACCAATACGTAGTCACAAAGTTTGGAGAATTCGAGAAGGGAAGGACACTAAGAGAGGAATCTTGGCTGGAATGTTGGCAAATGTACTTGGGAACTAAAGAGTCAAGGGAAGCAGCCCGTGCAGCGATGTTCTACAACGTTGGCGATGTTAATGTCAACTGGAGGCACAACATAAACACAGGCAAGGGATTCGAGATTGTAGAGACTATTGTGGCTTATTTACAACAGGCATTCTTTCCTAACCGCGATTGGTTTGAGGCTGTGCCTACAAGTCCTGGATATATGGAGCTAGCAAAGATTGTCAAGTACTATACCAAGAACAAGCTAATAGAATCACGATTCATTAATCACTGGGAACTATTCCTAAGACAACTAGCCATAACTGGTATGTCTGTAATGTTCTTTCCATGGGAATATGAGGTGTCCAAGAAGAAAAAGAATAGAAAGGTTGGTGACAGTGTAGAGGAAGTGGCTGTAGAAAAGATTGAGTATGACAACCTTAAGTTTAAAGTGCTGGACGTTTTTGATACATACTTTGATCTAAATGCCTCTTGTTTAGAAGAATCCCCCATTATACTAAAGCGTCAAGAAACCAGAGCATCAATGGCTGATAGACTTAGGACTGGTTATTACTCAGGAATCAAACTTACAGATATAGCACCTGGGGACTTAGATGGTTCTTACAGAGCTGATGAGGTTAAGTCATATCTTGGTTTGGCTGTCAACTCTAGCTGGGCTGAAACCGTAAATGTCTATGAGTACTGGGGTGATATCTATATTGATGACAAGTGTTATAAGGACATGGTTGTTACCTGGTACAGAGGTAGTCTTTTGAGAGTTGAAGAAAACCCATATTGGTGTGGTCGTCCTTTTATTATTGGCACTTTCACCCCTATTGTCAGAACACCGGTCGCACTTGGAGCTTTGGAACCTATTCTTGGAATGCTTCACGAACTGGACATTATCACTAATCAGCGTCTTGATAACTTGGAACTATCTGCTGATACTATGTTTGAGTATGTGAATGACGGGACGTTGCAGCCTGAAGACATATTCACCCAGCCTGGAAAGGTATTTGTTGTAGCACAGCAGGGAACACTGCGTCCAATTGAAACCTCAAAGAACTTTGTAGTCTCATATGACGAAGCTTCTGTACTCGAACAGCGAATCGACAAGTCTATTGGTACTGGTAGTTATATTGCTGCCAATTCTGCCAGGTCAGGTGAGCGAGTAACTGCAACGGAAGTACAGGCTGTTAAGGATGCGGGTGGTAATAGACTGTCAGGTATCCATAAGCACATTGAAGAAACAGCACTAATCCCGCTACTAGACAAGGTATTCAAACTATTCCAGCAGTATCAAATCAACGATGTTGTAATCAGAGTACCAGCCCAAGACGAACCAGACTCATATGATTATGCAGCAGTTGGTGTAGAGGAGCTGGAAAATGACTTTAAGTTAATACCAGTTGGTGCAGACCATGTAGCGGACAAGGAGTATGACATTAATCAGCGTATGGCTTTTCTACAGATGGTGTCTGGTAATCCAGAGATGGCTCAACACATCGACTTTTACACATTCATGACTGACATAGCTAGGCGGATGGGTATTGAAGAAGTTGACCAGTACATCAAAAAACAACAACAGCAAATTCAGCCTCAGCAACCACAGACTATAGAGCAAGCACTAGGTAAATCAATGTCTGATGGTATAAAATCTGAAATAGCCGCCGATGGTGGTGCTGGTTTAGTTAAGGATACAATGGGACTTGACACGCAAGGTTTAAATTTAGCAGCATTAATGCAAGGAATGTAACACTATGGACACAGAACAACAATCATTACCTACTGAGCACATTTATGAAACTTCTGACACTGAGGTACTTAATGTTTTTGAAGCTGATGAAGCAACCTTACCCGTTGATGAAAGTGTAGATGAGACACCACAAACTGAGAACCTTAATACTGACGGTGAAGCAGAGTATGAATTCTCATATGATGTCTTTAATAATGCCAGTGCTGAGTTGAGACAGAGATTTGAAGATGAGTTTAGAGTACCTTATGACAAGTTCATTGAGGAAGTTAATAAGTACAAATCCAGTATTGACCAACAGCAGGCTGGTGATAATAGTTCAGCATATGGCGCAATGTCTAGGTTCTGGTCAGTAGATTCAGCAGAGGCAAAGAGTCGTGTTGAACTTGTAAAAGAATATTGTAAAGGTAAACCAAAAGAGTTCTTAGACAGGCATGACAACCCTGAAGGTATTGATTATCTGTACTTAAAAGCTAAGGCATCACTAGGTAAACAAGTACCACAATATAATAAAACTAGTTCACCAAGTAGAGCAATGCCTGTCAATAATAGTAAAGCACCAGTTTTCACAAAGACACAACTGTACAGAATGTCAGAAGTCGAGTACCAGAAACGGTTACCTGAAATTGAACGTGCTTTTAGATTAGGCTTAGTTGCAGACAAATAAAAAATAATAAAGAAAGGAGAAAGACATGACATTACCAGGCGGCGGTTATAACGGTTCAGCAATTGGTTACCCACAAGTGGGTTCATCCAATAGTGCATTCATTCCACAATTATGGAGTACCGAGGCAAAACGCAGGTTAGAAGACAATCTAATAGCTAGACAAATAGTCCGAATGCTTCCAACAATGGCTAAAAAAGGTTCTGTGTTGTATATTCCTGACATCGGACGACTAGCCGTTAATGACAAGGTTTATAACAACCCAGTGACTCTTCAATCTCGTACAGAAAACAGATGGTCTATTACCACTGATAAGTACAAAGAAGTCTCATTCATGATTGAGGACATCGTTTCAATTCAGACATCATTCCCTCTACGTGAAGCTTATGTTAAGGAGGCGGGCTATGCTTTGGCTCGTGACATTGATTCTTTCATTCTTGGTTTACGTGCTGATATTCAGGGATATAATTCTCAATCTAATGTTGTCTATTGCACATCTGATGGGACTTCTAGCGGTACTTCTTTAGCACTTAACCGTGCAGCAATCCTAGCCGCTAAAGAAATTCTTGACGTTGCAAACGTACCAGAGTCTGACAGATTCTTGCTGGTTTCTCCTAGTCAGTACATTGACTTGTTAGTTATTCCTGAATTCATTAGTAAAGACTATCAAGGCAGTTCTCCTACTGAGACTGGGGAAGTTGGTCGTCTGTATGGTATTCCTGTTTACAAAACATCTGCAATCACTTCCAATGGTTCTACTGGTTATTACAATGGTGATCCCAGTAGTGCAGTGTCTTCACCAACACCTGGGTACACAGGCTCTGTTTACTTCCCAACCCAATCAGTAGTCCATTTTGGTACAACCATCACGGCTACTACGCTCACTGCCAACATGAAAACTGCCATTATGGGACACAAAGACTGGGCACGCTTGGTAGTAAACAAAGAACCGTCTACAGAGATGTCACGTGAGAACTTATTCCAAGCTGATGCAGTTGTGATGACACAAGTATATGGTGCAAAAACTTACAGACCTGACCATGCAGTCTTAATATATTCAGCTTAATTGTCCATTGTTTAGTTCCTTATGTTTGTGTGTTTAATAAATTAAGGGGTTGTAAAACCCCCCTTTTTTTGTTTATTTATTGAACAGTGCCTTTTCAGCTTCACGTCTACGTACTAGTCCTGGTAGGATTTTTCCACCACCTCTGTTCCATCTAGCAAACTCGGCGGCAGCTCCGTTATAGTCCCTGGAGTTAATTTTCCTGAGTAGAGTTGATTTACCGAAAGCACCAAGACCGACATTGTATGCAAAAGAAACCAAAGCACTGAATTGATTGTCTGTAAGTGGTACTTTGACATAGTTTTTAACACCACGTTCAAATATTAGCAGGTCTTTCTTTAGAAGTTCTTCAGCTTCCGCCTCAGTAATTACTTGCCCTTCTCGCACACCACCGGTATGCCCGTAGCCAATCGTGAGCACACCAGCCGGGCATCGATAGGCTTTCAGACGTAGTCCTTCAAATTCTTTAACAAGTTTTAAACCAGCAGGATTAATATTCATAATGGTTGCCTTCTGTACAATAGTGGTAGTTGGTTGGATATCAGGAGGGTTGTTTTTAAATGACAAGTTCGACAACATTGTTAGAAGCTGTAAATAAAGTTTTACTAAACGTCGGGGAACGCTCAACTAACAATCTAACACTAAACCCCGCAGCACGAAAGGCTACAAGCTATATACAAGAAGCATACGAGGATATTCAACAATATCAGGATTGGTCTTGGCAACGATATGTGTTCACGGCTACTTCCTGGTCTGGTGAGCTTGCTACATTTACAAATCTAAAGAGAATCAATGTAGTGACATGGAACAACGACGTAACCAGAGCAGTAGTTCCAATAGTTGATGTAGAGCAGTTCTACGCCACAAGCCAGCTTACTTCATTTACAGACAATGCTAATTATCCAAGCTTTTATGCTCCATACTCCCATGACACAATTGCAATAAATCCATATCCAACAGACGTAACTGGTCGGGCTAGATTAAATGTTATTGGGTATAAGTTATTTGACACGCCAACCACTACGACATCCACATTTGCCTGTCCTGAGGAGTATGTAAGCACCATTATCAAAAAAGCAACAGCAACGATGCTACAAAGACACCTTGGAGAACTTAATGAAGCCAGGGAGTTACTTAATGACTTTCAGACAAAACTTAGGTACTTATTAGCCAAAGACGCGCCAATCAAGAACTACACAATGTACAGGAGACTTATCTAATGAATGGTAACTCAACACCTACAAGCAGAGAGCAGGTAAGAGAAGACGGAATATTTACTGACAATTATGGAGGCTTGAACACTACGGCTTCCGGGCTGAACTGTCCATATGAGGACTCACCCCTTATGTACAACGTTGATATTAATGTCAGTGGTAAAGTATCCAAAAGAAAAGGCACTAAGCACATACTGACCAGCACATCAACTGTCAACACCGGGGTTGGTCTAATTCCATTCGTAACTGGGCTGAGATACCCGTTTATCATTGAGAAGCGTGGTACTGGTCTATATATCTATGAGTTAAACAATGATGTGGCTACCCTGGTTGTAACTAAGTCTAATGTATGGTCAAGTGTAGCTGCGACAGTAAAACCTACATATGCCAAGACTACAGAAGTAGAGCCTCGTTTGATAATAACAACTGGTGTCAATCAACCTGTACAACTTAGGTTCGTAGAGCAGCAGGGTATAGCCAGTGGTTCTGGGTCTAACTATGCCCTTACTGGTGCTGAGAGATTTGAGCATGCTTCGACAAGTAATATCATTGTGTACAAGAACAGGACTAGGGTTACACCATCAGCAGTCTCATATTTAACTGGAACATTGACCTTAACTGGTGTGTCCTATACAAGCGGTGATGTAATTGATGTAATTTTAATAACGTGGCAACACATGGTAGAGGCTCTGAGGCTTACAGGTGACCGTGTTTGTGGGCAGGCATCTAGGTACCATGTTGTCAAGACTGATCAGAATGTAGAGATACCAAGTAGCTTAAGGTTTGATCCTATACCGGATTACCCAACCTACCCCTATACATATGGATACTCAGTGTACAAAGATGATACTTGGGACATAAGTAAGGTAGCTGCTGGTCAGTACACATACTCAACTGGATTAAACCCAAGCACTGCTGCAACTTACGCTCATGGTGATGGCACTAGGTATGTTGGTGGAACAGGAACGGTAACCCCGGCTCCAACGTTTGTGACATTTGGTGACATAAGCTCCGGAGATCCCACCAGAGTATTCATAGCTAGAAGGATTGACTTAAGGACTTGGTTTAATGGTGGTACAGACCAGGCAGGCTCTGCCTATAAGGTTTACATAGATGACACACTTAAAACACAACATGTCAGCACAGCAGCAGGTTCATCGACATTTGGTGACTACTACATGATTAACAGCTCAAACACAATCAACACTGCTACATCCTCTACCTGTAGGTTTATAACCTGGGAAGCGTCTACTCAAATGGGTGTGGCTAAAACAGCAGTCATAAAGATTATCAATTGTTCGACAAGTTACATAGGCTCCTCTGCTACCACTGATGTCCATTTGTACAAAGACGGTGCTTGTGAACCATTGTTTGGAGTTGGTGCTTTCTTTGACTACTTTGCTGGAAGCTTCGCTCGTAACGTCACAATATTCCAGAATAGGTTAGTCTTTTCCTCAATCATTGCCAACCCGCTGTTACTGCTTATTAGTGAGGTCGGTGATACTGTTGAACCATTGAGACCATACAGAGATTTCCAGATTGAGTCAGCTAACACATTAACCACAGCACCTTTTGATATAACCATTCAGGGAAAATCTGATGACTTTGTGACCGGGTTGATTGTCTGGCAGAACTCACTGTTCGTATTTAGCAGACAGGCTGTATTTAGAATTGCTGGAACTAGCGGCAGCTTTTCAAATACCAGTAAAGACCTAAGATTAATCTCATCACTTGGTCTAGTCAACCCTTATTGTCTTATATCCACTGAGTCAGGAATTCTTTATCTCACTGATGCAGGAGTTTACCAGTTAGCTGTTGGCGTGGACTCTGATGACTTTAGTGGTGCTGAGGTGTCGATTAAGATACGGTCACTGTTTGGAATAACCAAGAATCCCACCTATGAGGCACAACCATTTATGTCCTATGACACAGTCAACCAAACCGTTTATCTAGGACTACCAACTACGTCATCAACCGACCACTGTTCTAAACTGTATGTCTTTAATACCTACAGAGGCGCATGGACTGAGTACAGAACAGATGGTGGCTTTAACTTTAATTACATTGTGCAAGTTCAGGACTTTACCAATGGGTTGGTGATGCTTGGTTACTACTATGTCTCAACAACGTCCAGATACCTAATAAAGTTTAATGACACCAGTTATGTTGACTTCAGAAAGTCCTATACAGGTGATGGTTCTACTACAGCGTTCACTGCGGTGTTTAGCGAACCGACAATGACTACAACCACTGTAGATACCGTATATGGTTACACCTGCACCCCGTACTTTGACATGATTGAGAACACGGAGGTAGAAGATGTTTATGTGAGTCTTGCAGGCACTAGGTTAGTGTTTGGGACAGATTATATCAAGAGGGCTGGTAACCAGGTCTATTTGCTTCAAAATCCGGGTGCTGGTAAGACATTAACTGTGTACCCACGCTCATTTGCCACTGACTTTGATGCTACCAAGGCTTATTACGATATAACATCACCAATATCCAGACATGTCCCAATACACGTAACAGTTGACCATGCTATTAGGATTCAAGACCAAGACTACACGTTCACAACACCAGCAACCATAACCTTTACAACGGCTCCGGCGAACAACGCAGTTATTGATATAGGTAAGATGTACAAGGTGTATTACAAAACAGCACAGCTCACACTCAACAATCTACCTGCACTTAAGCGAGTTAAACATCTGTATTCGTACTTTGACAATGAGCTTGGTTTTGATCAGTACGTTTCAACAGATGTAAATAGTTCCAGCGGTCAATCAGCAGATGAAATCATTGGTCGCTACAAGGTGAGAATGAACTGTAATGTGTCAGTGGAGTATGACTCAGAATATGGTGAAGATTTCCAAGCCGATGTTTACGGATTCTACTCACTAGTCTTTGATGACTCCTTATTTGACATAACACCAAGCCAATTTCAATACAGAAGATTCACGTTGTTTAAAGAGTCTTTGTCTGGTATTGGTTGTACGTATGCTGCTGTGTTCTTTAGCTATGATGAAGGTTCTTTCACATTAGCTGGTTGGCAGATTACTAATAGAATGGGAGCAGATAAACATATAAACTTTGGGGGATAAGACAATGAGTAAACGTATGTGCTGGTATTACAAAGGCAATAGAGATGACGACAGGCTTTATGTGGAGCTTGATGCTGATGACAAGTTTGTCCCATATGATGAGCTTCCAGTTGACATGGTTGAATCCGATGGAAAGATTAATGTCGCCTTGAATTCATTTTGTGATTTTGAGTCTAGTTGTTTATTTACTGTGTCTCCTGGAATAACAACCATGAGAAAGCTACTTACTAAGGGATATGTATTAGTTAAAGGGGAGGATTTATAAAATGGCAGCAGCAGTACCGGTTATAGGGGTAGCAGTAGGTGCAGCTTCAACAGTAGCAGGGGTGGCTCAAGCTAACTCACAAGCAGAAGCTCAGAGACAAAGCATAGAGAGCCAGAAACAGCTTAACAGTATAGACACCCAGATGCGGCTAAATGAAATTGAACGACAAAAGATGTATGTTAACCAACAAGCCCAGCTTGCTCAGGCATCCAGGGCACAAGACGCATACATACAGCAGGCACAAATTGCGTTAGAGCGGCAAGCCCTTGACCAATCCAGAAAAGAAGCCGAACTAAACCAAGCACTGCAACAGACACTAATCAGTCAACAGGGTGGTGCAGATGCATTTAGGTTATTACAGCAGTACCAGACAGAAGGGATGGGTAGACAGTTGGATGTCTCTCAAGCCAGGATGTCCGGTGACCTACAATATCTTTCTGATTCAGCATTAAACCAACTTTCTACAAACAACCAGCTATATGGTGCAACTGCACAGTTACGTGGACAAATGGCTGACATACAAAATGCTGAAGTCTCTCAGATGCAGTCAACAAACTCACAGCTTCAGGAAATTGCAGACGCTTACAAACAAGCCAGCAAAGAGACTAGGGCATACCTAAGACAGCGGGCACAGAACTTAGTTGGGCTATCAGTCAATGGTGTGGCATCAGAAAGTGACCGTGCCTTATTAGCCTCTATGGATAAAGATGTTCTAGATGCAGCTACTGACAGGATATTAAGAGGCAACCAATCAGAGGACATTATTAAAGCATCGGAGCAGTATGTCAGGAATATGTTAGGTGTTCAGAGACAAGCTGCCCAGACTGGCTACGATGTATCGATGGCTGGTATTCAAGGCGAATCAACAATTAAACAAACAGGGTTGGACTTAGGTAAGGATTTGTCAGACACCCAACTACAACTGAGAAACGCACTAGCCGGACTAACTGCTGCCCAGTCATATGCCCTTGAGAAACTAAACCTTGATAGCAACATGCTACTATCACTTGACTTGAATAATATTAATACTGTTCAGCAGCTCTCGCAGGCAGGTGTAGATGAGCAGGCATTAAATGTCCTAAAACTAACGCAGGAAAACACGTTAAGGTTACAGAATGAACAAGATGAGCTGAATAGAAACTTCTCACAATTAGCGTTAACTGGTCAGGGACAATCAATAATGCAGCAATCACAGGCAGCCAACCAGGCATTAAATGCACAAAAGTCTAGCATCAAATCACCTGGAGCATTAGGTTTGTTAACTGCTGGTGTCGGTGCTGGCTACAATATCTATAACGCTGTTAAGGGAACACAGGCTAACATACAGCCAACTAATCCTTTCTACCAGCAACCACAAGCACAAGCACAACAACCGCTTAACTTTTCCTATCAGCAACTACCGACAATGACTCAGGTAAGTAAAGCACCAGGTACATACACCCCAACTAATGTCACAGGCACAGTAAGTAACGTAAAACTTAATTTATTTGGTAACTAATATGGCAAGAATAATTGGAAGTGATAGACCAGCACGAAACCGTGACTACTTGCAAATGACTGGTGATTACCTTGGTAAGCAAGCTTCGTCACTGGCAACTGGTATTCAATTAGCGCAACAGACAGGAGCATCATTAACACAGTCACAACTTGACGCAGTACAGGCACAAAAACAAGCAATACAGGCACAGAACGCTATCAATGCTGAACAAGGTCAAGGTGCCAATGTGTTCGCTGGGATTTCCTCATTAATGGACACATACTCTAAACAGCAACAGGTGGCAGCCCAAGCAGCAATGGAACGTCAGAAGAAGTTGTCAGAAGTTGAGTATGCTCAAGCATCCATGCTGATGAATCAGATTGAAGCCAACGCGCAGGAGATAATCTATAAGAAAAACCGTGGAGCCTATGAAGACCAAATCAACCAAGTAGTATCGGCATTTCCTAATTTGTCTCCCTCACAAGCCCAGGAGCTTTACAACAGGGGGTACGGAGTAATTAAGGACACGGAAAAACAGCAGGCAGCAGCTACACTTGATGGGATAAACAAACTGAACGATGCAGTAGCGTCACAGAAGCAGTCCCAGTTAATGGCAAGGCTGGTAGGCACACTAGCAAGAATGGAAAGTCCCACTGCCGACACAGAAACCTTATGGAAAGATTTTGATAAGTTTGTCACTGATGCTATTGCTGGTGGTAAGGTTGATGAAGTTCGTGCAGCGCAGATGATATCCGTTGTCTATGAAGAGGCACTTAAGTCGTACAGGATTGGGATAGGAGCACGGGCACAGATTGAAGAAAAGCTAGCCAACTTGAATAAGTTTCTGGAGGAGTCAAATACCGCTTATGAAAAATATGGTGACAATCCTCAACTTTACAGACAGGCTATTTATGCAGCAGCAACAAGAAACAACGTTCCATTTGAGACAGGGGTTGAACTTGTTGATCCATTGTTTAATGAGCGTGCTTTATATGAACATCAACAGTTGCAGAGCCAGATACAAAACTTGGAAGAAGAGCAGATTATGACAGAGCTGGACACACAAGGTTTAGAAGACAGCCAGTTAAGGTTATTAGCCCTTGGTGGTTTTATAGACCCAGCTCGCAAAGCAATGCTTAAAGGTCAGTTACCTCCTGGTCAATATGCTGCTGTGGAAGAAGTTATTAAGTTGATGGAAAATGCTGAAAAAGCACGCACTAATTACAACAGAGACATAAACAACCTTAAACAGCAACTAACTCAATTCAACGCTGCTACTGCTGGTATTGTTGCTGGTAAAGGTCAGGACGGTGATATAGACAAAGCAGCATCAATGCTGAACCGGTTTATAGAACTTAATGCCCAGACTAACCCAGCACTTGCAGAACGCTTACAACAACAGCAGCAAGAGGCTCAGATAATCATGGGGTTCTCACCTGAAGAAAGAGCCAAGGCACTGCAGGAGCAGATTGAATGGAGGAACCAGACAGCTAAATTAATCGAAGAAGAAATAACCTTAAAGGCACAGGAGCTTAAACAGGTAGAAGACGCTCTTGCACCGTATGGTTTAAATAATGTCAACTTCCGTGATCCAGCCCTGATGGAAAAGGTAAAGGTTGAGTATCAAGGAATGAGAGATAGACTAGCCAAAGAAGTAGAAGCCAGGAGGTCGCAAGCGCAATCAAATTTTAATCGTGGTGAACCGGCACAGAATCTCGCCAAAGTCAAATCAACAAGAGTAGACAAAGAAATAACACTACCAATACTTGCTGGTGACAAAAGTAAGGTTGTGATAGGTCATGGCTTTGGCGCGGCTGGTTCACCAGCACATGGTAGAAGTAGAGCACATACAGGTATTGATATAGCATCGGTTGGTGGGGCAAAGCTTACAAT